CTGTCGTATTTGAGGTTGTCCAGAATGTGAAATAACCGTCCTTAAAAGTGGGCAGATAGGTCACGCAAGTGTTATTTCCGCCGCCTTCCCATTGCCGTGCAGCAATGTAGGCTTTGTTACCCTCACTACCGAATGTAACTACCCGGCCGTAAGTGCCGTTTGGCTGGGCAGTCGACGATAAAATAATTTGTGGATATGCTGCGGTAACTTTCAAAGGGCCAGTGAAGTTTTTCTCTCCTGAAATGGACTGGTTTCCTTCGGTATTTACTGTTTTGTCTAAACCAAGGTTTGTGCGAGCGTCAGCGGCATTCTTTGCCCCGGTCCCTCCCTGCTCAATGCTGAGAGCTGTTTTCAGCCCAGAAAGGCTGGTAATGTCGCTGTTAGCCCCTTTCTTCGCCAGCGATTTTTGACCCGGTACGGTAACGGCAGTGCCGTTGATAGTGATGGTGACATCAGATGTCCCGTTCATTACATCAGCGAACCCGCTCATGTAGCGCTGGTACATCGTGAAGGTTTCAGCGATATCCTGCGCCAGCCCATCCACGCTCAGACTGTCACTCAGAAGAATGGCAAACCGGGTTCCGGCGGGAACAGTTGGGTTAGCTGCTGGCGTTACGGTGAGACTTGTTGCGCTGCCGATGGTGGTAATCTGAAATACCTGCACAGGGCTGGTCATTGCAATAACGGTACAGCCGTTACGAATAAGAGAACCAGCAGCAGTAAAGTTTGTGCCGGTACCTGTAAGGGTGTTTCCGCTGATGGCGATAGTGCCAGTAGTATAAATCATGTTTTCTCCAGGCAATAAAAAACCCCGCCGGAGCGGGGTTTGTTCAAAACTGAATGGGTTAGTGGCAGGTGGTGCTGGTGAACGTGTTGGCGCTCACCCATGACCAGTTAAAGGGATAACCGGCGCGGTACTGCGTCTGATTGTTTTGTTTACGGACTCCGTAGATCTGGACGCTGCTTTCCTGTCCGCCGACCAGGGCTGTTCCGGTGCATAAGGGTTGCTGCTTCTCAATAACGCCAGCGCAACCGGAGAGCAATACCGCTACCGCCAGGCAAAGAATCATATTTTTCATAGTGGTTATATCCCAGGGCATTCATGAAGCTACACAATAACAATATGAATCAACGGGATATAATTGATTTGATAGATCAATTATTCAAAATTGATCGCTAAAAACGATCAATCATAATTGGCGCAGTTAATGGCCATAATCACGTTCCTCAGATTCGAATACGCGACGTTCTGAAGGTTGCCGCCGGGGGTTGTCTGCGGCCTGGCGAATATTCGCGTATTGCTTCCCTCAAGCTTTGCCATGCTCTTGTATATAGCCGAGTATGGCTGCGGTTGACCGCCAGCCGATACAACCCCGGTAATTAGCCCCAGCATGGCAGGCATGCAGGCCCACTTCCCCGCCAGAGTTGTATTGATGTTGTATCCTGAGCTGGCATCCACCCCGGCGGTACCGAGGGTGACAACATCGCTCAACGTGCGCGTTTCGTTTGTTAAAATCAGCGTCCCTGATGCATCCCACACAGCCAGCCCGTAGTCTGGCTTTGTCTGCGGGAAAATAGAGAAAAAATAAACGTACGCTGTGCCGGTTGCATTCGGTCTGAGAAAATCAATCGTGATGGTGTTCCCGCTTATCGTCTGAGTGATTTCGACCTCAACCGTGCAATGAACGAAGGCGACAACAGGCTGGCCTGCGGGGAATGTGTGCGTCACTTTGGTATTGAACCCCGATGTTCCCTGAAGTGCCGCTGTCTTTCGAGCCTGAAGAGCGATTGGCGAGCTGTTCGCGGTCACCCATACTTCCCCGCTCGTGGTCGTTAGTAAAACGCCATACTCCGCCATTTATGCCCTCTCGATCTGGAAAATGAGATAAGCCGCTGCCGCAGGCTCAGTCCCTGCTGAGTAGTCGGTATCGCCTACTGCTGACACTGTTGCTGTTCCCCCCGAAATGGTGATCTTCCTCCGACTCGTACCAAACTGATCGCCGTTCATGCTCTGAAAATAGGTCAGCCTGCAACCCGGTGGAAGCGCTACGGTGTAAGAGCCTGTTTTCTGGTTCTGGGCCAGCTGGAGATAGCCACAAACGCTGACAGGCTTAACGCCATAGTTGTTTACCTTGCCTGATGCGTCCCATGTCTGAACACCATATTCCGCCATCCAGTTCTCCTGAAAAAAAGAGGCCCCGTAAGAGGCCTCCCGTTACCATGTGCCCGTGATTCTCCCGATCTGCACCCTCAGCACATTCCTGGAGTCCCGCACGCTGATTGTCTGGTTTGTCTGTTTCATGGCCCCCTCACCAGCTGTCGAACCGTAGTTCTCAAACGTACCGCCCTTATCCAGCCTCCATCCGACTGAGCCAGCGACATAGTTATTGGACTGGATGTAGTTGCCAATCTTGGCGTTGCCGATGGTGCCGTCCTGAATGAAGGTTTCCCGGATAAACACCTGCCCGTTCTGGATAACGAACGGCAGTGTAACCGCTCCCCCCGCCTGCGCCATGACGGCGAAGCGATCCGCCAGGAACAGCACCTGCGACTGCATGCCCGATGGAGTGTTTTCTACACCGATCCCCATTCCGGCGGCATACTGTTTTCCATTCGCGTCCACGGCAACCTTGATGCTGTACATCGCCTTCAGGTCACCACTAACGTTTGATATCGCCTGAGCGTTAGTGCTGATCGCTGAAGTGTGCCCGTTGATGGTCGCCGTAATGCCGTTTATCTGCGTGGCCGTGGCCTGCTGATAATTCGAGAACGTCTGGTTCAGGCTGTTGATGGATGCTTTGTTGCCGTTGACATCCGTCTCCAACCTCAGCAGTGAACTCGACGTGGCCTCCCTGTCGCTTGCCATGGCGCTGTCAATGCGATCGATGCTGGCCTTACTGTCACCGTACTGCGCGCTGAGTGTCATCCGCTGATTAACCTGCGCCAGCGTACTCGTTATTAGCGCGATAGCGTTATTCTGAATGCCGCCGCTGGCAGTATCGGTTCTTGCTCCCAGCTCCTCCAGGCGGGATGCCATTGATGAAGTCGTGTCGGTGACAACCTGTCGCAACGTGGTGATATCAGCGGTATTTTGCGAGCTGGCTTGTTCAGCCGCATCTGCCTTACCTGATGCAGCGTCAGCTTTACTCGAAGCCGAATCAGCTTTATCAGAAATGACCTGAGTACTCGCAGTAAGCTGGTCGACAGCTGTCGCCCTTGCCTGAGCTTCATCTGACAGAGCCTGCCTTACCTCGGTAATTCCCGCCTCGTTCTGCTCAGTTTTTGCCTCAAGACGAGTAACATCCGTGACGCGAGCCTCCGTCTCAGTGGCGATCACCTCCCGGAGTTGTTCGAAGGTCGCAGAGTTAGCGCCCTGCTGGGCTGTCTGCCGCACGACAACATCAGCAATAGCAAGCGCGTTGCCGATGATTGCTTCAGCGGTCTGCTTGTTCGAGCCAACCGCAGCAGCAAGGCCGTCTGCGTTCTCTTTGATTGCATCAGCCAGTTCTGCGAACTTTTCACTGCTCTCCACCGCGCTCTCGATCAGGTCTTTGAACGTATCAGTCTCTTTAATCTCCTCCAGGATTGCATCGGTGATATCGCTAAAGTCATCCGTTGGCTTTCCTGAAGCCTCAACAAAATCAGAAACCCCGAACGCGTTGCGTGTCCGGACATAAACGTAATAGACGTGGTCAAACTTGAGCTTTTGAATGGTCCACTGGTTCCCCCTTCCGAGGAATTGAGTTTTGTTCTCAATATCATCGGTTAATGGGATTGGCGCCTCGCCAGCGTACCAGAACTCAAAAGAGGTATCTGATGTTGCCGTTACAGACATAACTGGCACCAGAGTGGCCTGTAATGGTCCGGGTATCCACTGAACGGAGTTAGGAGCCTTTGGCGCGCCTATAATAAGACTCACCTGAGTTTCGGCGCCTTTCATCCCGTTTTCATTGCGCCCACGAACGCCGAGCGTGTAGCTACCGGCAGCAAGGCCGTAAAACTCATACCGGAACTGGTCAGTTTCGTACTGAGATACCAGCTTCCCATCAGCACTGTAGATGTACAGCTCAAACACCAGCTTTTTAGTAGTGGTTGCCGTCTCCCACGTTGCTGTAACCTGGACGGTCTCGGTGTTTGTGTTCAGGATTCGCAGGTTTTCCACGTTAGGCACGCGGTAGCCGTTCAGCGTATCGCTGGGAACTTCAAACACTGCACCCTCGTCAACGATGGCCTGTTTGTTGGGGTCGTGCAATGAGGCCGTTATGCTGTATACGGAGTTGTTTTCCGTTTCGGCAACGCTCAGTATCCGGAAAAGGCGAATCGCAACGCTTGCGGTTGAAATGGCAAATACAGTTCCCGCCCTCACCCATTCAGGTTCGTTTTTGAGTGTGACGTTGTTTCCGTTAACGCCATCAATCTCATAGCGAGAGAACTTTCCGTCCCTCCCCATAATCGACATAGTGGAGCCGTCCGTTACTACCGAGGAATCAACCGCGTCAACCGTTATCAACCTCCCGGAATGAGAAACAATTCTCCCCCCGAGGCGAGTTCCTGCGTAGTCATTATCCATGACCTCAACGATATCACCCGGCGTGAAGTGGATAGCATCGCGTGCCATCTGGAAAGACAGTCTGCTGCTTTCACGCTTTGCTGTTTCCAGCAGCCATTTACCTGCCCGCCATGCCTGTCCGCGAGAGGTGCAGCCAAACGCCTCCAGAGTGGTTTCGTTGTAGTTCCCTTTGGCTATCATCTCATCGTCGGAAACGTACTCTTTCACCTGCTCCCATCCGTTGTCGGGGTCAGTCCAGGACACTACAACCGCATTGTATTTCTCTGAACGCTTTACAGAGCTTCGTTTGAACTCGCCATTCACAACGTTGGCGTTCGTGATTGTCGCAATCGGATCCTGTGGAGCGTCCAGCATTACGGACAGGCGCAGGCCGTCCCACAGCGCAATGCCACGGAACATGCTCGCTATCTTGTCGAGAATGTCTCGCGCACTCGCCTGCTCTGTGATGTAGGCGTTGAGCGTCATGCGTGGCTCTTTGCCGCCATACCCATCATCTACAAGCTGATCGCAATATTGCGACAGAATGTAGAGTGCGCCATCGTCAACATCGATGTATCCGGCGCGTTTCGCCAGGCCAAATCGGGTGTTTTTCGCCAGCTCACGGAACAGCCACGCCGGGTTGTTAGTCCAGGCCTTTTTGAAGCCCCCCGTCCACAGCCCGGAGTAAGTTCTGGCAATTGGCTCGTAGTTATCCGGTACGTCAACGATCAGCCCGCGAAGATGATATGTGCGGCTCGGCGTGTCGGTGTACTGGTCACGGTCGATGACTGAGCCGGCAACAGCAGAGAACGGATAGCTAAGGTTGTCGTCGGTGATCTCGCTGTAGCTGTTCCAAACAGTCCCGTTTGACAGCAAATCGCTGCTGCTGTCAGGCGTAATGCGGCGAACGCGGATATCAAACGGTTTGGTGTCGGGGGCATCAATGACGTGCGCCTCAAGGTACTCGCCAGAGATTTTCCCTGTAATCGTCACCGTCTTCTCCATGACCCAGCCCGACGAGCCAGTTCTGGTCTCGATAACCATCGTTACAGAGGTGTTTTTCTGGTTACCCTTGGAGTCCTGCTCCATGAGCCCGGTGACGCCGATGTTAAAACGAACGCGGGTCACGTCCTGATCTGTCACGGTTCTAACCAGCGGGGTATCGTAAGTGACCTCAGTGTTAACAATGGTCGTCGCTTCGATTGCAGAGAAGCCGTTGATTGGCTCCTGAGTTTCCGATCCAGGTCGCCAGGCAACACTAATGCCGTTCACGTTGACATTGCCGTTCGAGTCAGTGATAGGCGTCTTATTCAGCTTGAATGAAGACAGGTGCTCCTGATCCACCGGGCCCGCGATTGGCCCCTCAGATATCAGATCCAGTACCCGATAGAATTGTTTTGATTTGAGGTTATCGTCGAGTAGTTTTGGGGTTGATGCTTTACCGCCACCTGAAGACATAGCGCCACCTTAGCTGATTGATTCTTCCCAGTCGGAATTATTAGATGTGTCGATCCCGAGACTTATTACGTTGCTGCCGACCTCCATCTCGCCGAGGAGTATGGGGACAGGATGCCCCTGTCCGACCCTGTTTTCTGCACTGGTAAACGAGTTATTCGTGAGGGTGTTTGTTTCGGCCGCTTCCGCTGAAGTTTTGCTTTTCATGTTCCGGGACATGTAGATGGAGTAAGCAACCGAGGCGGCAGACAGCACCAGTGAGGCAATGAGAACTATCGTACTGGTCTCAAGTCCCGCTCCCTCAATCACCGGGACAAACAGCACTACAGAGCCATCCTTCAGGCGCCGATCCATGTGCCACTGCACCGAAGACATTTCAACATCCTCACCCGCCACTCGCATTCTTACTCTGGCGTTCAGGAATGCTTTTTTGAACTCATGATTCTGAGCAAGCAAAAGACGAATGCCCTGGGCAGGGGTATCAACGCTCAGCTCGACTTTGCGGAAATGTCGGCGTAAATGCCCTGCAAATTTAAAGATGAGCACTGTTCATGTCTCCATATGGAATGCATCTGCTTAACGTAGGCCGGGCGCATCTGCTCTCTCCGGCTTAAATGCCCTGAGCAATCGTGGTGAAGAACCATATTGTCATCGAGCAGAATCATTGCGTGGCAAGGGTCAGCCCCGGGGAATGGTTGCCTGATTATTACGTCACCTGGCAGCGCTTCTCCCGGCGATACCTGATTGAAGCCATTGCGCGACATGTTGTTCAGATAAAGGTTCTCCCCTCTCAGCCACCAGCCATTCGTCCTTTCGAAGTCAGGGAGGTCAATGCCACACAGGTGATATGCGTCCCGGAAAAGCGTGTAGCAATCCATAATGCCGTGGTCGAACCTGCGCCCCAGCAGGAGTGGCACAGGCCTGTATTTCCTCAGTTGCCCGCCAGATGCAAGCCACCATGGCAGCCCCGTCATTACCTGCATCTGCCGGTCAGCACCAGAAAGCGCTGGCTGGCTTTGCGGATGCGAATGGAATACTGCGATAATCTCCCCTTCTTCCTCCGCTGCAATCCAGTCGTCGTCACTTATGCGGAAGTGATGCCAGGGCTGTGGATGCACATTCCTACAGCGGAACACTCGCTCGCCATTCAGGATCAGCGCGCATACTTCATCCTGCGACGATGCCGCATAATCGAGTAATTCTTGCATCAGGAGACCTTTTGAGAGCCGGGGAAACTGCTTATTGGCATTGGTTCAGGCCGTGGATAGCGGAACCGGCAACCAGTACGTCGATGTGAGCATTTGTCCTTCGCCGGGTCAGTGGTTGGGTTGTCGCGCTCGTCTGCAACAGGGGGGCCGTCATAGCCGCACCCAACACCCCGATACTGCCACTGACATACGTCTGCAAGGATAGTTCGCGCCGGGATGATGGCGTTATCGCAGTCAATCGGCGTCGCCAGCGTGTAAGTGACCTGCTCGAACGTCTCTTCCGTCATCTCCTCAACAACGTAGCGGGAAACCGCTTCCTGCGTCGGATCTGCGTCAGGGTTGCCATTGGGGAAGTTCACCGCGTCCAGGTATTTCACCGGAACCTGACGACGGGTGATCACCACCCCAAGCATGTCGTCGAAGTCATGGTTTATGCCCGTCAGTAAACCCGTGACGTTCGCCACCACCATTGTTGGCCGGGCATATGTGCCTTCGTTCTTTGACTCGAACCCTTCGACTGCTATCGGGTATGCCTGGTACTGATTCCCCTTCCAGATCACATTTCCGTAATATCCATTGGTGCCGGAATGGAACCGGATAAGGTCTCCGCCAAAGGGTTGCAGGTCGGCTTCGAACAGGTCGATAAACGCGCCTACTCCGGCGTCGACGCTATCAATAATCATACTGGCTGGTATGTCGCGCACGGCAAACTCCCATAAAAAAAGCCACCAAGTGGTGGCTACTGTTTGAATATCAGGATGTTGCTTACTGATAACCCTGGTTAACGTGTAAGCTCAGCCCGTCAGTGGTGGGACACTGACGTAACCATCGAAGGGGGATGGCTGATTACCTCTGATAAAGGAAAAATAATGTCAGAATTGAAATTAAACGCTATTGACTTTATTTCTTTTGCGGTCGCTGGAAATACATTTAAATTAAAAGCTAATTTGATTGGCCCTAATGACCAATTTCATTCGGTAAACCTAGATATAGCGCCAGATGAGATAAAGAATAAAACCATCGGTGAGATTGAAAAACTTGCTATTCAAGCCTTGCGTTCAGCTTGAATTACGGCAATTTGATCTAATTTCGCAGTGATTTGATTATAAGCACAGGTGTGAGCGCTAATAACTTCTTCCATCTGTGCTTTCATTGAATCAACCATAGCCTCTAACTCTTCAACACGTTGTTCTAAAGTCATAACTGTCCCCCGCCTTTCGGCTTATCGTGGCACTTGTTCAAAAGTGGCCGTCAGTTCAAACAGCGGCCCGGTCTTTGTCATATTCCAGGATCGGCAGACAAACAGCTTCCTCACTCCCGTATCGGATGACGTCCAGTAGAACGCCTCAACCGCCCCTCTGGCTTTCAGGAACGCCTCAGCATCCTTAGCAGAATTACTCCGGCAGGCGCCGCCTACTCCACGAAAGGTCAGGGAGTATTTATCCATTAGTGGGTTGATACCCTTCACCTGTCGCTGCTCGTAGCCATCACCGAGCTTAACGACGGCTACATTTGGGGTACGTTCAACCTGGTAAGCTCGCTGCGGTGTCCATGTGAATGTTTCTGGCACTATGACCTCCGTAGTAACCCGTTAGGGCGCTGCTGATCACGAATGGTGCTGAGGCTAACCTGCTTCATCATCTGCGCCATTTTAGCCATTGTGGCATCGTCAATGCCGCCGGTAGTGTTGATGGTGAAATGGACAGTTTGATTAACAACTCCGCCACTACCCCCAACCTTATTTGCCGGAATAATCTTCCCTGACTGATTCGGGATGAATGCCTGCTGCCCACCTGCTGTCTGGAAGATTTCAGAGCGGCCATCTTCGTTGATGCGGTAGGCGTTGCCAGCTGATACTGTGCCGCCGTAGCGGCGACCTCCGGCAAGAGCCAAACCCTTAGCTGCGACCATGGACTCTGCAAAAGCAGCCTGACCTATCGCTGCGGCGCTACCGTACGTTGCGATTGAGGCACTCATTGCTGCCGGTGCCCACGCTGAAGCTGCTGCTGTAGCCTGAGCCATAGTCGAAGCAAGCGAGGTTGCTGCTGCGGCCTGCCCCATCAACTGGCTTTTAACCCACTCGACGCCCATCTGAACGAAGCCGCCAACAACACTGTTAAGGATGGTAGTACCGATGTTTGCCAGGGACTCCTGAAGGCTCTGAGTGCCGTTAATCAGCCCGGTTATGGCATTGGTCGCCCCGCCCTGAAGCGAATCTACAGCGTCAGCCATGAGCTGGTTGGTAGTGCTCTGGTTGCGATAGATTTCCCATTGCGCAGCGATACGGGCCTGCTCGTATTGAGTATTGGCAGCATTCATCAGTTCGAGACCACGCTGAGTGATCTGGCCCTTTTGCGTTTCAAACTGCTGGATGAGAGCCAGTTCCTGCGCGTGCTGATTTGCTAATTGCTGAACAGGGTCGATTTCACCAATAGCGGATTGCTGCGGTGTTACTGCCTGCTGAGCCCGGATTTTGGCCAATCTAATCTGATGATCTGCTTCCAGACGTTCTGAGGCTTGATCATATTGCTTTTTACTTATGAGTTGAGCTTTGAACGCCGCTTTGATTGCTGTAACTGAATCGTCATAGGAGCGATTCTCTGCATCTTCTGGCAGCTCTTGAAGGGCGACAGCAAAACCCTTGGTCGCATCCGCCGCATCTAAAGCGGCTTGTTTATATTGCCTTGCTTTGTTTCTCTGCTCATCAGTAGCTTTAGATCCAAGAGATTGCTCTGCTCGAAGAAGTTGCTGTTCCCTTGTCAGGGTGTGCGTCGAGTCTGCAACAAGTTCTGCCTCTTGCTTTAAATTTTCCAGCTTGCTAGCAATGGCTGCGGCTTGCGTGGCTGATGTTTTAGATTCTTCGTTGTTTTTCTTCAAAGCGGCAGTATTGCGCTCAGTTAAAGCATATTGATCTTGCAACTGCTTAATGCGTGGGTCGTTGTTCTTCCAGCCGGCATCCTCGGCATCATACTGCGCCATTTGCCTAGCTCGTGCCTCTCCCTCAAGTTTTGATAGTGCTAGTCTTCTCTGTGCATTTTGCAGTAGCTTCTGGGTGGCTTTGTCATCGCCTGTTGTATCTGGCGCATTAAATGCCCCGCCATTTTTTGCATTGTTAGCGGCCTGCGCTCGCAGGTGCGATATTTCCGCCTCTACCTGCTTTAACTTGAATGCCGCACTAATTCTTCTTTCTTGAAAATTGTCATCAGTCTCGTACCACCGCTGGCCGTCTTTAACTTCATCATTGAGCTCTTGCTGTAATTTGATCAGCTTTGGCATTCTTGCAGCATTGCCAGCATTATTGTTATAGAAGTTCAGGTTATCGGCGACGCTTTGCATGAGCCCCGCCAATGTAGATGTAAGCCCTATGGCCTGGTTGAGGTCGCTTATTGCATTCTTAAATGCTACATCCAGACTATTCTTTGCTCTGTCGATACTGACAGGCATTTTACTAAATTCTTCATTAACATTTTGCGATTGCTTCTGAATTGCATTTAGAGCGTCCTGGGCTGTTAATTTGCCCTCGAGCATTCGCTGTCTTAACTGCCCAAGAGAGATACCGAGCCCTGCCGCTATCTGCCTGGCAAGCTCAGGCATTTGTTCAATTATTGAGTTAAATTCTTCTGCCTGGATGGTTCCTCTGGACAAAGATTGGCCGAACTGCCTTAAAGCGTTAGCCATTTCCTCAGATGACGACCCACCGATTGTGCCAATTTTTTGTAGGGTAGATGTCAGCTGTAATATCTGATTATTAGTTGCACCTGTTTCTTTTAATGACGTAGTTAAGGACTCCCAGAGTCTTTGTGTTTCTCCGAGCCCGCTACCGGTTTCAGAGGCGATGACAGAAAGAGCCTCCATTGATGACTTTGCTGACTCGACACTAGGGCTAAGTCTCGTAACCCTGGCTTGGAGAGTGTTCATCTCATTGAATCGCCACGCGTTTAACAGACACCTCAGAGTCATTTAAGATGACTTAAAGAGAGGTGCCCATGAGCGGTAAGCGTTATCCTGAAGAGTTTAAAACTGAAGCAGTCAAACAGGTTGTTGATCGCGGTTATTCTGTTGCCAGCGTTGCAACACGTCTCGATATCACCACCCACAGCCTTTATGCCTGGATAAAGAAGTACGGTCCGGATTCTTCCACTAATAAAGAACAGTCAGATGCTCAGGCCGAGATCCGCCGTCTCCAGAAAGAGCTGAAACGGGTTACCGACGAACGGGACATATTAAAAAAAGCCGCGGCGTACTTCGCAAAGCTGTCCGACTGAGGTACGCCTTTATCCGTGACAACTCCTGTTGCTGGCCTGTTCGCCTGCTCTGTCGGGTGCTGGATGTTCATCCCAGTGGTTTTTACGCCTGGCTTCAGCAGCCGCATTCACAACGCCATCAGGCAGACCTGAGACTGACAGGACAGATTAAACAGTTCTGGCTGGAATCGGGATGCGTCTATGGTTATCGCAAAATCCATCTGGATCTGCGTGACAGCGGGCAACAGTGCGGAGTAAACAGAGTCTGGAGACTGATGAAACGTGTCGGAATAAAGGCTCAGGTCGGATACCGAAGCCCGCGGGCACGTAAAGGCGAGGCCAGTATCGTGTCACCCAACAGGCTCCAGCGACAGTTCAATCCGGATGCTCCTGATGAGCGTTGGGTAACGGACATAACCTACATCAGGACCCACGAAGGCTGGCTGTATCTTGCCGTTGTTGTTGATCTGTTCTCACGCAAAATTATCGGCTGGTCCATGCAATCCCGGATGACAAAGGACATTGTCCTGAACGCACTGCTGATGGCTGTATGGCGGCGTAATCCCGAAAAACAGGTGCTGGTTCATTCGGATCAGGGCAGTCAGTACACAAGCCATGAGTGGCAGTCGTTCCTGAAATCACACGGCCTGGAGGGCAGCATGAGCCGTCGCGGTAACTGCCATGATAATGCGGTTGCAGAAAGCTTTTTCCAGTTGTTGAAACGCGAACGGATAAAGAAAAAGAGCTACGGAACGCGGGAAGAAGCCCGCAGTGATATTTTTGATTACATCGAAATGTTTTATAACAGTAAGCGTCGGCATGGTTCTAGCGATCAGATGTCACCGACAGAATATGAAAACCAAAATTATCAACGGCTCGGAAGTGTCTAGTTTATCCGAGGCGATTCAGTTTAGTGTTAGGAGCTAACCCTACTGAATCCATATAAACTTTGAACGCAATGCTAGAGTCTTTAGTGACAGCTTCTACAGTGGTGATGCTCTGAGTAGTTCCCCATACAATAAAGCGGTCAATACAGCTTGAATAATCCTTAATCGTTTTCTGAGTCCATTCAGTGTTAGCTTCAAAGTATGCAGCTTTGGTTTCTTCCAGTGAGTGACCTGCTTTAGCGTCAATTTCTCTCTGTAACGTCGCTACAGCCACTTTCTCAACAATGCTAGAGTGATTGGGTTGCCTGTGGTGCAAACGTCGCTTGTGGGGCTTCTGGTGCGGTCTGCAAAAATGCAGAGCGGTCTGAAACCGAAGCGGGATTTCCCGCTACGCTCGCTAAGAAAGCAATCTTGCTTTGCATCACAAGCTCATTTCTATATTGCTTGAGCGTTTCACGGATTGCCACGAATGGCACGGCAAGCTGAGCAAGTTGCATGAATCGAATTTCCATCAGTGCAGAACGTTTAGCCGCTTCCTCTTCATCACGTGCTTGTATGGAAGCGCTGAGCGCTTGTTTCTGGTACAGCTTTCGCCACACATAACCGTTCTTAGCGCTGTATGAAGTTTGTTTTACATTTGTATGAATCATAACATTCTCTCAGATATAGAATTTTTGCTGAGAGCATTGCAAAAGCCCACTGCACAAGGCTTTAAGGCCGTAGTGCTTATCGTGGGTTTGTATTTTGCCCATCTCCCTCGATGGGCTTTTTTTTATCCTTTTTACGCCCGTGTAATGTCACAGCGGCTGAGCATCCGCCACT